AATCACTCTTCCACCTCCACCGTGATTCCGTTCAGACGGAGAATTGCAATAACGCGGAGAAGATCCCGCTGCCAAACCAGTCCATCTGCCCGAACATGCGGACGCAAAGCCTCCCTGAGCTTATCGGCGAGTTCGCTGTCTGGATCAGGTTCATTCCCTAGCGCTCTCCATAGCTGCTCTCCTAGATGTTCCGTACGCCTGAACCGGATCACTTCTCGACCTCCACTTCGATTCCGTTGAAACGCAAAATCGCGATTGCGGCCGGCAAGTTCTCCCGCGAGATGACTTTCTTGCTGCTGTAGCGGCTGTCGCTTCGTGTGGTTACAGGCTTGAGAATTTCCACGACGCGAATCTTCAAATCGCCCCGCTGGCGCTGTTCGCGAAAGTGATCTTGTTCGGTAACCTTTCCGCAGCGGTAGCCGTTTAGGTGATCGTGCCAGTTGAGTTGCACCCTCATGATCCGTACAGCCTTTCCGAGTGCTCGCGAACAAGCCGATCCTCTGCGATGCCATGGTCCGATTCCCTGCACCTATTTTCAAACTTCGTAATACCAGCCAGCCAAACCAAATTGATCGTTGCGTTTGGTCCGTTGCGATGCTTTGCGATTATCAATTCCGCTTGTCCCTTCAAGTCTGAGCGGTCTTTCTTGTAGACCTCCTCCCGAAACAAAAAGGCTACCAAATCCGCATCCTGCTCAATCTCTCCAGAGTCGCGCAAATCCGCCATTGTTGGCCGCTTGTTGTCGCGGCTTTCTACTGCCCTAGACAGTTGAGACAACGCAATTACTGGAAGTTCGAACTCGCGTGCAAGCTGCTTAAGCCCACGAGAAAACGATCCGACCTCTTGAGTCCTATTCACCTCACGTGCTGAACTTCCACGCATCAGCTGCAAGTAATCTACTACTACTAAATCGGGTTTGTTTTCCTTCACCTGGTCAGCTATGTAAGCTACACTAGCCCCGCTTCTGTCATCGATCAAAAACGGAAGCTCCGCTAGGTCTGCCGTCGCTTGCTGGAAAGCTCTGCGCTCAGTTGCGTTAAGATATCCGTGGCGATACCTCATACTATCTACTCTTGAGTGAGCGCAAGCCATACGCTGAAGCAGCGCATATGCTCCCATTTCCAAGGAGAAAAGAGACACTCGCTTACCTGATCGCAGTACATTCTGGGCGATGTTTAGAACGAGCGCAGTCTTTCCCATTGCTGGCCGTGCTGCAATCACCACCATCTCTCCGGGATGTAAACCTAGCGTTGTTTGATCGTACTCGGTAAATCCGGTTTGCAGCCCTTTGGGTCGAAGGGTCGGGTTAAAAAACGCAGACAACCCACCTTCAGCCGCTTCCAATACCTCAGCAACAGTCCGAAGCCCCTTTGATCGAGTCTTCTCGCGCTTCGCAGTCTCCCGCGCCTTGGCAATCAATTCCAGCAGCTTTTCAGGCCCGCCACCGCATTGGAACCAGTCTGAGGCATCGAACCCCTTCGCTTGCCCCGGCAACGCCACTACGAGGATCTCTGCCGCTATAGAAGCCAATCCCTTGCTCACTTGCTCGGCGTGCTTGCGCCCTGGATCGTCGTTGTCGGGAATCACGATGATCCGTTTTCCGCGCAACGTCTCACTGAAATCTTCAATCCAAGGGGCGCTTGCACCACCAGCGTTCGTTGTGGCAACAAACCCATGCGCGGCCAGCATGTCACAGTCTTTTTCGCCCTCTACTACGATAACCTCTTCCGCTGCAATCACTTCTGGAAGCCTGTAGAGTACTTGGCGCGGATGCTTGCTCCAAACCCATGCCCCGGATTCGTCGAGATAGCGCTGGAGGAAGTCTTTCTTTTTCCCATGTTTCCCTGGCTCGATCCGACAAATCTCGTAAAGCGTTTGCGAGTTTTCATCCTCGTAGCGATAGATCGCCACAATGTCTCCGCGCTTCTCGGTTCCGTTGACAAGCCTCGGCTTGATATCCAGCCCTACCATCTCCGCGATTCTTTTCGCAGCTTCCTGGAACGGCAATGACTCTTGGCGCATGACGAACGAAACCACGTCGCCATCTGCTCCGCATCCGAAACAGTGCCATCTGTCGCGGTCTGGGCTTACCGTAAAACTCGGCGTGCTGTCTTCGTGGAAAGGGCATTTAGCGACGAATCGCGGACCTGACTTTTTCAGATCGAGAAACTGGCGAAGGAACCGTTCTGCTGGAGCAGCCGCTTTGAGTGCCTGTATGTCAATCATTCAGGCTTAGGCCCCTTCAGGAAAGCTAGAACGTCCTCTACTTGCGGCTCCGTGTAGCCGTTGTTCAACTGAGGCGGGAAGTCTTTCCACATGCCGCCACGCTTCTTCTCGTTGCCCATCAAAAAAGTTTTCGGAGACGGAATCCACTTACCGTCGTCTTTCCCCCAAGCGACAGAACGCTTGTAGCGCTCCAGACCTTCCATCACTTCATGAACATTACCGGGAGTGATCTGCGTTCCCCACAAACTGATCCAAGCGTGGCCGGCGTCCTCGTAGTTGATTTGGTTCGGATAAGCGTTCCAAAACTCATCGAACTTCTGCTTCTGCTTGTCTGGTTGTGGTTGTGGTTGTGGTTGTGGTTGTGGGGGAGCAGAATTAAGCACACCTTGAGTTGTACTTAAATTCTGCTTAAGCACATTTTTCAGATGCTTAGCTTCTGCTCCAGCCTTACCACGGCTAGAAAGCTTATCTTTCTGATCTCGTAGATTCTTAAGGATTTCCTCTGCTCTACGGTTGTAAAGTCTGCCATCCTTCTCGTAGAACTTTTTGCTAACTACTGGCCACGCTCTGCGAAATTCTCTAGGTGTAGTAGCTGCGATACGGATGAGGGAATTTGTATCGATTGGGAGACTTTCTTGATCAAAAACCTGATCTAGCAGGTCTCTATACAGTCCTCTCTCCTCTAAAGTCATCGACAATCTTGCTTCGCTTAGGAGCCAATCCTTGATGTACCAGGGGTAGGAGTGGAAGGTCATTTTGCTGCGCTCCCACTGTCGAATCGAGCCTCGCGGGAAGCGTAGATGGCGTCCCTGTATCGCTTCGTAAAGTTTTCTGAAGTCGTCCAACTGCCCATGCAAGAGTTGAAAAGCCGATGCTCATCCTCATAGTACTTACGGCCATGGTAGTCGATATCGAGAAGCACATCGTCAGGAAGGATCTCTTCATCTGCCCACTTCCACAGGCAGTCGTAAACCTTGAAGTCAGGCGGCCCCACCAACATAATAATATGCTTGTTCAGATGCATACAGAGTCCCTCTGCCTTGCGCCGTTCCGATGCCGTCAGTCGTTCAGGTTTGACTTCAGCAAGCATGCCGACTTGGGGCAGGTAGAAGTCAGGCAAATACCGCACTCCGTCGAACTCATAACCCTCTGGCTCGTACCAGAATTCGATCCCAAGTGCGTCGAAGAACACGGCCCACCTTGCCTCTAAACGAGAACGAAAATGGTATCCGTTGTAGGTGGTTTCAATTGCCCGAATGGGCGCTTCTGGATTCATCTTTCATCACCTCTTATTCAGGTCTGCGGGTGGGACGGCTGGAATAAGCAACCGCCCCAGTAGGTTCCCGCTCGATCTTCGGGCGTTTGGGCAATTACCCCCAAACGTTCTCCCGAGGACATTGTGCATTGTCGCATGGCTGAAGTCAACGGGTCACATCATCAGGCGCTTTGGCTTCGGATCAAAATCAATCACAATCCCAACCATGGGAATCGGGAGGATGTATAGCCTGCGTCGTAACCTGTCCCAATACGCTCCAACCCAGAAGTCGTACCACGCAAAGATTGGCCTGATTCTCATTGGTGTCCCTTCTCCTGCCGTTTCGCTTCGGCTTCCAAGCCGTCTAGCTTCAGCAGCATCCCTCGCGCCCAGTCGGGATCGAGATACTGTGGATCGTTCGCCCAGGCTTCGCAACGGCTGCGAAGACCGGCTAGAAGTTCGCTGATTGTCGGCTGCGTCATCCCTTCCCTTTCGTGTCCATCCAAGTCAGCCCAACGGCGATAGCGGCCCACATGTCCTTCGAGCACTTGTGCAAGGGACCGCCCTTCTTGGTAGCCTGCAATCCGCCAAATCGATCGATGATGGCTTGACGTATGTTGGCATCCTTCGCTCGCGGCGACCCGCACAGGTGCAGTTTGACGTCTTTGCGGAAGACCCACTCGACGGCATCGGGATCTGGGCAAGCCTGTTGGAACCTTCCGCCCCAGTAGCAGGTATCGAACGTGGAAACCCCTACTGCCATGCCGTACGAAGCTATCCTTTCAATGACCACGATGTTGTCTTCTACAGAGGCGACGTTGAGAATCTCGGCGTTGGAGCACTTCGTAAAATACACAGGAAGCCCGTCTCTGTTAGGGTCGAGAACTGCGTAGGCGCTTTCTGTTGAACCTGGATCGATTGCAAGGATCATATGTTCCTCTTTCCCGGAACCGGAATCATGTCGGCGTACTGCACTCGCTTTGGAGCGTTCTTGATCCAAACCTGTAACCAGTCCAGCGCAAGGTTGAAATAGAGTTGCTGTGTTGCGTTATGCGCAAGGCCCTTACGAAAGCAACGGCACACATGCTCGGCTGCTTCAAGGCGTTTCTGCTCACGCTTAGACGGTGGCTTCATTGATTTTTTTCTCCGCTTAAAATAAACCCAACGCCAGCAATTAGCATGAAAGCTAATCTGACACCTGCGGCGTAATCACTAGACGTATGATCGGTAGCGATAGAGACAAATACCAGAACCCACATTTTCTCAAAATTGGTCATGCCCGATCCTCCATGCGGTATTCTCCCCTTCGCAGCTTGTCGAGATCCTTCAACGCCATCGCGTCCAGCCTGTCCACCTTTGGCGCGAGAGCCTTGGCGACCTGCTGCTTCTCTTCGCGAGCGCGTTTCGTCTCTGGCTTCGGAGGTTCTACACGCTCCTCGTACAGCGCCAGGAAGACTTCCGCTGGAATGACATGCGCTTTTCCTTCGATTGCGACAACGGCGAGAGATGCGCCGGCCAGGGAGACGAAAGCGGCCTCGACGGTGGATTGTTTTGCTGTGTAGGTTTGGCTCATCGGCGTCCTCTGAAAATGTCTAAGATGGCGGCGATTACAAGTGTGAAGCAGAACGCCAGGACTACCATCGCAAAACCGCTTGGCTCTGGCACATGGACCGCAACGTCAGGCTGTGCCACGTAAGCCACGAGCTTCTGCTGTTCGCTGATAACCACGAGCGGACCGTTCCCCTCGATCCAGTAGGTGTACTGTGTCCAGTCCATTTCCGACGTATCGGTGATTAGGCGTCCTGTCGCAAGCGGGAAAGATAGCGGAGGATTGGATGTCATCTTCTGCCCCCTATCCAGGCACCTAAGACTGCTCCAAGAAGGATAGCTACCGCATTTACGACGACCCAAAACACTCCGATTAGTACCGCAACAGCGCAGTCGTGGTTCATCCCTCCCACCCCTGTTTCTTTAGTTCGCCTTCGATGTCCGGTGGTTTCCATCCCTCCGGCTCCCAGCATCCAGACCTTGCGTTTACAGACCTGGTGCCAAGCGGAGCAAAGCAAGCTGCCTCTGGAGGCCATCCGGCCAAAAAGCGCTTCCATGCGGTGTTCTTGTTTATGCTTGAAATTTCTATTAACTGGGTGAAGTTTAAAATCTTTCCAAAGGCGTTGACTTTTCTATTGCTTCCCTTGTTATTGGCTTGTGTCTTGGCTGTTGCCCACCTACAGTTCTCCGCCGAGTATCCTTTCGCGTTGTCAATACGGTCGAGGGTGTAACCCTCAGGGCAGTCTCCCATGTCTCTATGGAAATTGGCGAACGAACGCCAATCACTAGTTACATCCCTTAGCGCGTAGGTCGGATATAACCTTTTGCTGGAAGCCCGAACGCAGCGAGCCAGCATATTTTTCCAGCACGAATAGGTTCTTGTGTGGCTAAGTCCGTGAGTTCGCCCTGTTTGCCTCATGAGACAGCCGCAGCTTACAGTTGCCCCGCTAGTCAAATGCGCCTTTCTGACGGTTTTCTGGTTTCCACATTCGCACACGCATGGAACCTTCTGGTGAGTAGCGAAAGCGGACAGATCGACTGTCACAAGCAGCTTCCCAAATGTCATTCGCTCCATCCTTGCCTCATAAGTATTTTCTTGATATCAGGCGGTACCCAATCTGGCGGCTTAAGTTGCTTCCCGTTGACCACAGGACCACCAGCCTTCGCCATGTTCGCAGCGTGAACAGCGTCGAACAATGGGCGAGGATCAATTCCCATGGCCAGCAGGTTTCCGATGATGACGTAGAGTTGATCGATGCAGGCGTCGGCGGCTTTGGGGAGATTCGGTGGCGAAGCAAGCCAATGGCTATGGCTAAACACGTTTCTTGTCGGCGCTCCTGCGTCCGACTTCATATCGATGTCCATCATAAACCAGTAGCCAGCATCCCGCAGGAACTCGCAGAACTCCTCGGCCGTCAGGCGTACTCGGAGATCCATGGTTTCCTGCTTTGGAAAGGCAGGCTTCATCGGAAGCTCCTGCCGGAATCGCAGCATAAAGTCTGCAACAGATTCGGTCCAATCGTTACTCATCGTGTCCCTCCCCTCCAAAGACATACGCAAGCGGGTTGCTGTGAAATATCTTAGCCCGCCTTATCTCGTCCTGAATGTTTCTCATCGGAGAATTCAGGTATCGCGGATTCACCTCGTTCATAACCTGAGTAACGCTCCACAGAGCCTCGTCCGGAGTGAGGCAATCGTTCAGCAGGAAGCGCCCGTCCTCTTCCGCTGTGACCTTCCAGCCGTATTTAACCTTTTCGATGGTGATCTTCATTCGACCTCCACGCGCAACGGCCCTTCCGTCACTTGAGCAATCACGACTTGGAAGTCAGCCGCAAGCAACGCTTCGATAAAACGCTCGCGGTTCTCTGGCTCCAAGTGTTCCGCGTCGTCCAGCACAATCAGCCGCTCCGTGCCGGCCAACTGCGTAACGATCTGAGCCGCTACTTCTGTCTGCTGTGCGGAGTTCAGCGCATCAAGCGCAAGGCCCCGGTAAAAGACTTCGCCGTCTACCATCGAGATTCCTTCGATGGGAACCTCTTTCATCTTTTCTTTGCGGAGTTGGTCCAGCTTTTCCAGTGCGGTATCAAACTTTGTAGATTCCGCGTCTTTCACCTTGTACTTTGCAACGACTGTCGCCAGGTGAGCACGCAGGCCAGCGGCTTCGTTGTAGGATTGCAGATTTGCCTTGGCGTCGTGATGCTTCAGGTTCGCCGCTTCGATGATGGGGGCGTGCTCTGCATTGATCTCTGAAAGCGCCGATGCTTCTTCCCTCAAAATCACCGCTCGGGTAGCTTCGTGCTCGATACGCTTTTCAGCGAGCTTTGTCTTGGCCTGCTCCTGAAGCAGCGCGACTTCCCGCGCCAACCAAGCGTCAATCTCACCCTTGGCTGCATTGAATTCGACATCCTCGATCTTTAGTGCTTCCTTTGCCTCGGCCAGCACGCCGTTCCTTGCAGCTTCAAACGCCTGCTGCGCTTCCCGCGATTCTCGCTCTGCCGCTTCAGCCAGCGCTTTCCAATCGGTCGATTCGTCGTTGAGTGTCAGTACCCCTTTGCGAAGCGTCTGCTCGGTTCCTTCGAGTTCTTTCTTGTCCCGGTTGATATCCCTCCGGCGAAGGACGCAAGCCTCTTCTACGGCCTTAATTGCGTCAAAGCAAGATCGTGGCTCGCCGCTCTTGTCGCGAAGGTAAATCTCCCACCAATCGCCGCCAGGAATGAAAGACAATTCCCGCTTGTCCAGCGGAACATTAAGGAACTCCATGACGATCTTGGAGCGTTCCTTCTTGTCTCCCCGCAGGAACGCAGTCGGGTTGATTACGTTGGCCCTTGCGAGTCCTTCAACCTCTGTCTGCGCTCCCAACTTCTCCCCGGTGGCGGATGTCCACTCACAGGTGGATCTCTTTGCCGCTCTGTCGATCACGCGCTTGATCTTGGAACCATCATCCAAGGTCATCTCGATCACTGCCTTTGTATCCGGCAGCTTCTTCGAGTCAACAGGAACCTCTCCAATCACAATCCGGCCGGCGCCCTCCGCTTCTCCATTCCGCACGTCATCAGGATCATATCCGCCCTTGAAAGGCGCGGTGATCGCAGACAGGAACGATGTTTTTCCCACTTCGTTCCCGCCCATGATGATTGTTCGCTTTTTGCCGAGATCAAGCTGTGCGCTGTAGATCCCCTTGTAGTTTCGGATCGATACGGTTTTGACAGGCATCTACTTGTCACCCCGTTTCCCAAACTGCAACGTCGGCTTGGGTCCACGCGACTGCTGTGCTGCCTCTTCCTTCGCTGCCGCCTCGCGGGTAATCCGGTCCATCTCCTCTTCGGGAGTTTCCTTGCGTTCCGGTTCACCCTTCAGTTCCGCGATCTTCTGCTGCGCCATATCCTCCTGTTTCTCGCGGCTTCCCTGAAGGTTGAAATCCGCTTCCTCTGCCTGCTCCGCAATCTGTTTGAACTCGACTTCGAGGAAGTTCTCCTGCTTCATGTCGGTGTCGGCCTGATCGTCGGCACGAGCGGCAGTCGCAATTTCGATGGAGAGGTTCATGCGTTTGATGTGGCGCTTGATAACCGTCTTGATGACCATCTCGTCTTCGGATGTTCCCCAAGGTGACTTTGCGCCTTGGTTCTGCCACGCTTTCGAGAACTTGTCGCGGACCTCCAGGATCTTGTGCTTCGGCATGTACTGCCAACCGAACGTGCCATCTTGGTAGCG